GTTATCCGTTGCGGCTAACACGACAACACCCAAGATAAAGGCTAAAACTAGATAATTACACTCCGTTTCTTCGGGCCCTGAAGGTTCTCGACGTGGTCTCGGTCGATCGAGTTCGACCTGATGAACCACGGGTGGATCTTCCTCAATGGGAGAGTATCCTATCATCTATGATATACTCACAGATTAATTTCAGTTTTCTTCTTTCTTCTGGTTCTCTTAGGTTTTGTCGTCGCCGATACAGTCACTTCCTTGACTTCACCACCCGTAGACTCTCCTGAAACAGACACGATGTCAGAAACGTCATCATCTTCCTGGACCAGCTCCGGTTCGCGCGTCGTCGTCATCGGCGACGTATTCATCGGTGGTGGTGGGGGCATCATGATACCACCCATCAATTTGGAGATATCGATACCCGGACCTTGCATTTCATATTGTCTGTCACTCGACGGAGACGGTTCACTATTTTGTTGTTGCGCGGTCGACTGAACAGCCTGAACCATATTCTTCATGAGATCTGGGTTTTGCTTAATGACATCATTCATGTTCGGAAGCGCCGCCTTCATCATAGACGACGTCAAATGGAACATCATCGCAGAACCGCCGAGCATCATGATCAATTTAATTTCCGGTGCGACGTTGACCTTACTTCTATACTTTACGTATAGTTCTTCAAAGACATTGTCGTAGTCGTCCTGGTTTTCCATCACGGACTCACTCCATCCGTCCAAATGGAGTTCAAATGGGTTGTATCGCTTATTCAAGAATTCGAGACCCGTGACACAGGCAACAAGCATGCGCTTACTAAACTTAACGGATTGCTCAACTTCAATGCTGTACGTGACACGCTTGACTTCAGTTCGCAACTCTTCGATTGATGAGTATGCATTCAGGCGCTTATTCACATTGAAGCCCTTCTTTTCGAGTCTCGCGAGCTTGTTCAAAATATCTGCTTTTTCTTCGTCTACGGAAGTGAAACCATTCGCCGGTCGCTCTTCTTGTTCTTGTTGTTCATACATACCTGGTTCATCGTCATCGTAGAACACTGGTTCGTCTTCACCGTAGTCAACTTCTTCGGTTTCGTGCTTCGGGGGTGGGGCCTGTTTGTTCGGATTCGCGAACGCGTCGATCTCTTCCTGTGGAGCGGGCCTGGACTGGGGTCTTCTGGAAGGACCAGGTGCCGGGCGTCTCGGCATTTGCATAGTAGGCGTGTTGATGTGAATTTCGTCCATGAGTGCCTGTTCATCTGCGTCAAGCTTCATGACTGTCGCATTTCCTCGGTCGAGAACAATCTCTTCGTCCATCTACCCTTTAACTTGAAAGTATTCAAAATTCTTTAACGCACTTTACAAAAAAATATCAGTAAAGTATAAATGTTCAAGCTCAATCTCAATAAAGCCGACCGTGGTGCCATCATGGCCATCTTGGCTATTATCGGTGCCATCTACTTGTTGACCTTCCTGAAGTCCCGTCGAAGCGGTTACCAGGCCAGACCTATCACGATCAAGCCGAAGTCGGAAAAGTCGATCTTTGATCTTGACCACAAGCTCGAGTGTGTCGCCGGTCCTCAGAAGACGGCTGGGTATTACAGCCGATCGCTCACGCCGGGTGGTGTGTGCGGTGCGCAAAAGGTTATCCGCGACCACGGGGATTACGAAATCGCGGATGGAATCGGTGGTGTTTTAATCTAGGTGTATAATAGTAAAATGGCACTTATCACGGCGCCTTCCCCGAGTATTCCGGATATTGATTACGAATTTCACACGATCACTCTCGATAGTGTTGGCCAGGACAGTGCGAATACTTTCACGGTGTACTTGAACACCCCACTCCGAAACGTCGTGCAAGCGAGGCTTCTCGGTGCACATATTCACACGACGGACGCGACTGAGCATTGTCATGTCTCCATCACCGAACTCGATTCTATCTTCACGGATCGAGCGTCGAAGGATCCACCGCAATCCGTCGCGTCGCAGCCAGCTCTTTCCGTCTTGCGAAACTCGTTTGCATCCATTATTAGTGAGTCAAACGTTCACGCGGGTGCGAATGATTTGATTGTCTTCAGAGATAACTATCCCATTATTACACAGTACGTTGATCCCATCAACACAATCGATCGACTCACGGTGACTATTCGTGACCAAAATGGTGACACCATCGAGGATGGTGCCACAGGTGATAATTTCTTAATCATTCGTTTTGTATGCAGGAAACCCAATATGCGGAGCTTTTAGGTAAAAATAACATTTAGGTAATGTAAATGTCTTCTGGTATCGTTCAACTCATCGCGATCGGCGCACAAGATGAACATATTATGGGCGAACCGGAGGTTTCGTTTTTTAATTCTTCTTTTAAGAGACACTCCAACTTTTCACAATCCCTCGAACAACAAACAATACAGGGAGCTGTGAATAGTAACTCTATGTCGACCATCCGTTTCGAGAAAACGGGTGATCTTTTGGGATATGTGTATCTCACGATTGATGATCACACACAATCCCTCGATTCACTGAACTGGACGACCCTCATTGAAAGCGTCGAGCTTTTAGTGGGGGGCCACGTCATCGATGCACAAGATTCAATATTTTGTGAAAAAATTGCGATTGATACGTTTGCAAATAACGTGTCTAAATCGTCAAATGGACCACATCCCGGTTTGAGCTCTCGATCGTATTTCTATCCGTTACGATTCTTCTTTTGTGAAAATCCTCAGAGTGCGATTCCGTTGTGTGCGTTACAATATCACAATGTCGAAGTGCGTATTCGATGGGGTCCGGATGCGAAGTTATACAATTGGGAAGCGTTTGCCAATTATTATTATTTAGACAACGAAGAACGCGCAACCATGGCTTCACGAAGTCATAACATTCTCATTCATCAAGTCCAAAAGAACATTCCTTCGGGTGAATTGATTCACGAGTTGAGCTTTAATCATCCAGTAAAGTATATCGCGTGTTCGAACACGAGCTATACGAGTGCGCTAACATCAGCATCAAATAAAGTAAAAATAAGCATTAACGGCACAGACATTGGTGTATATAAGTGGGCGAGGCCACATTACATCGATGTTTCTTCATTTTATCACACGAATTACGTGACGTCGCCCGACATCTTCTTACATTGCTTCTGTCTTACGACGAGTCTTCTACAACCCACAGGAACGCTCAATTTTAGTCGTTTAGACTCGGCGATGATACATAGCGAAACCTTACCAATAAACGACCCAATTTATGCGGTAAATTACAATATCCTCAGAATAAACAATGGCATGGCTGGTCTCATCTACGCCAATTAAAATACGAGATTATATAAATGGTGAAGAACTTGAGTACCATCGATCGTTCAGAGAAGATCAGGCTCGGTAAGAATACGTCTGATTACCAACCTGAAAATACGATCGTACTCAATGCAACTCCGGAGGTTTTTCCGAGTCTCACGGCGAATTCGTTCTACGTAGCACCACTACGGTTCGATTTCGATCAGCGTGCAACATCGAACACAATCGTATATAATTTTGTAACAAAGGAAATTGTGGATATTGGTCCAGGGTCTCGTGTAAGTTTAGAAGATGTACTCATCACGGGTAACGTGACGACTAACACAGCTGTGTTTAATAATACGTTTACCGGTCTCGTCACACTCTCAAATGTCGGTATAGGTAACGCGAATCCCATTCACTTACTCGACGTTGGTAATAACTTTTACGTTAATGAAGGTGGTGATGTATGGATTGGGGGTGAACTTTTCGTCGAAGGGAATACATCGACGATTAATACACAAAATTTAACAATTAAAGATCCAATCATAGAACTCGCACGTAATAACCCCGGGATCAACGACATTGGTGTCATGATGACCCGGACGGTGGTGGGAAGTAATGTGGGTGTGATTTTTAAAGAAAGTAGCGATGAACTTTCGTTTGGATACACACAAAGTAATGCGTCCGCACAAAACATTGCGTTTAGTAGTTCTACTCCATTGAAAACCAAATTTTATGGGAACACGTACACGACGGGCAGTACACACGTCGGTCGTTGGCACTTTAATGAATCAGAAACACCCATACAAACGATCACATATAATTCGTCGAATGTGAATGTTACAGCACCCGTGACGGGTACCCTAAATATGACGATTCAGTCGACGCAACTTGGATTTGGAAATGAACTCATTGTCACTATCAATGGTACGCAAGTTGGTACCGTGAATGATATAAGTCCGGGTCCAGTGACCATCACTGAAGAAGTCATCAAAGGTGATGTCATCGTGATCAATACAAATTTCGGATTTGGATTTGTGATTAGTAATTACACGATTTCGTACATTAATACCGTGTTTTCTCTAACGACGTACGACGAAACGAATGCCATCGCAATTTACGATGCATCAAAGTTCGGTATTCTTCAAGACATTCCGACACATACACTTGACGTTGGGTCAAATCTGTATGTACAGGATAGCGGTACCTCCAACGTACTCGGTGTGACCGGGAATGCCTACATTAGTGGCGATCTCACGGTGGGTGGCGACGTCACTTTTTCAAATGATTTCGTAGTTGTTCAAAATCTCACGAGTTCGAATAACATCACCTCAACGGCGAATATTGATGTTGGGTATGATCTTAACGTCACTGGAAATGCATTCATTTCGTCCAATGTGATTGTCACCGGTAATACGGATGTCCGTTCCGAACTCAATGTCGACGGTAACGTGTTTGTCGCTTCGAATGTGATTGTGAGTGGTAATACCGATGTCCAATCCGAGTTAAACGTTGACGGGAATGTTTTTGTCACTGGTAATACGGACATTTCATCAGAGTTGAATGTCTCTGGAAATGTTTTCGTGTCTTCCAACGCAATCATTACCGGTAATACAGATGTCCAATCTGAGTTAAACGTTGACGGGAATGTGTTTGTTGGTTCAAATGTCATAGTGACTGGTAATACAGACGTGCGCTCCGAATTGAATGTCGATGGAAACGTCTTCGTTGGTTCAAATGTCATCGTGACTGGAAACACGGACATTTCATCGGAACTCAATGTCATTGGTAACGTCTTCGTCTCGTCGAATGCTGTGATCACCGGAAATACTGATATTCAATCAGAACTGAACGTGGATGGAAATGTATTTGTGGCCTCTAATGTCGTCGTGAGTGGAAATACTGATATTGAATCAGAACTCAATGTGACCGGTAATGTCTTTGTCTCTTCGAATGCTGTGATCACCGGAAACACCGATATCGAATCGGAACTCAATGTGACCGGTAATGTCTTTGTAGCCTCTAATGTGATTGTGAGTGGAAACACTGATATTGAATCCGAACTCAATGTCACTGGTAATGTGTTTGTAGCCTCAAACGTCGTAGTCACCGGGAATACCGACGTCCAATCGGAACTCAATGTTGATGGAAACGTCTTCGTGGCTTCGAATGTTATCGTGAGTGGTAATACTGATATTGAATCTGAACTCAATGTGAGTGGCAATGTTTTCGTGTTATCGAATGCCGTGATCACTGGTAATACCGATATCTCATCAGAGCTGAATGTGGCTGGGAACGTGTTCGCGGCGTCGAATATTGTTGTTAGTGGGAACACAGACGTCCAATCGGAACTCAATGTTGATGGAAACATCTTTGCACGATCTAACGTCATCGTCACTGGTAACACGGATGTTCAGTCTGAATTGAATGTATCTGGAAACGTCTTTGTGGCGTCGAATGTCGTCGTCACCGGTAATACGGATGTCGAATCAGAACTCAATGTCACTGGAAATGTGTTTGTCGATTCAAACGTCGTGGTTACAAATAACGTGCACGCGGCACGCTACTATGGAGACGGTGGTCATCTCGCGAATGTGACGCTTCAGGTTGTAAGTGATAAGGGAAATACGACGTCTAATACGATCCAATTCACGAATGCAACTACCGCACTCACCACGGATCTCAATTCTAATGTGGGTATTAAAGTTGATCAATTAGCAAACGTCGTCGTAACAAATCCAGAAGCCGATCATCTCCTCGTCTACGATGGTTCAAATTGGGTGAATGATTTCAATGTGCATAACTTTATCAAAGTACACAATACGACGGGTACTACACTCTACCGTGGTAACGCGGTGTACATCGTTGATTCATTCAATAATAACGTCGCGAATGTAGCGCTCGCGAAATCCGATTCCGCGTCGACCATGCCAACCATTGGTCTCATTTATGAAAACATTCTCGATGGTGCCGAAGGCGTCGCGGTGGCGTATGGTAAAGTCAATGGGTTAAATACACTTGGATATACGGAAGGCGATACGGTCTATGTAAGTAATGTTGGTGCGGGTCTTGTCATGCAGACGAAGCCGTATGGACTCAACGACCAAATTCAAAACGTTGGTGTATGTATCAAGGCGCATGAAAACAATGGTGTTATTTTCGTGACTGGTGTTGGTCGTTCGAATGATATTCCGAATGCGCCCATCGAAACGACGACCTCGCCATATGTGTACGTCAACACCGCAAATAACAATCTCCGAAAAATTGTTCCGGCAAATCTTTTGACAAAGCTTCAAACACTCGAGCAAGTCACGAATACCGGAAATACGATTTCGAACGTGGTCCAATTTACGAATGCGACAACGGGTATTGTCACGACGAGTAATATTGAAGTTGGAAGTAATTTGGCGATCCATGGCATTACTCCCGCACATTTCCCAGTTGTAGGAGACGATCAGTTCCTTAAAAAGTCAACAATCAGTCTTGCAAACGGTTCGACGGTCATCGCATCGAACTTGGAAGTGGTTGGGGACATTTCAGTTACGGGTAATTCATACATCGTATCTTCAAATAATCTTGTAATTGACGATCGCGTGTTAGGTATTGCAAATAATAACACGTCGCATACTCTCGATGTGGGTATCGTCATGCAACACCCAGGTAAAAACATTGCACTCGTTCACCACGGCGAAGACGGTGATGCACATGAACACGAATTTACCATTGGATATACACAAAATACGGTGAGTGATAATAGTATATTAGACGACACGTCTAACATCATAGAAGTTCGTATTTTAGGTAATCTGGTCACTCAAAACAATATTACCGTGGATGCGGCCGGTACATACTACGGGAACGCCCACGGTCTCTCAAATATCACACTTCAACAAGTTACACAGTATGGGAATACCACAGCAAATACGATTGAATTTACAAATACCGTGAGTTTCGTGACCTCGTCCAATGTGGGTATCGCGAATACATCACCGGAACACACGATGGGTATTGGTTCAAATCTATACATAGATGATGTAGGATCTAATATCATTCACGCGACGGGTAATGTGTACGCTACACGATTTATCGGTGATGGTTATTTCCTTTCGAATATCGCCTCAAATCTTGAACTCATCGTCACAAATGGAAATGTTACGAGTGAAACCGTTTCTCTCTTGAATACGGACATTAGTCTCACGACGACAGGTCCGGTGGGTATCATAAATACAGCACCCACACATACGCTCAGTGTGGCATCTAACGTCTATTTCGATGACACGGGGTCAAATATTATGCACGCCACGGGTAATATTTACGCCACGCGATTCATTGGTGATGGTTATTTCCTTTCGAATATCGCATCGAATCTTGAACTTATCGCCACGAATGGGAACGTCACGACACAGACGATCTCCATTGAAAATGAGACACTTGGTTTGATTACCACGGGGCCGGCTGGTATTGCGAACAACTCACCAGCACACACACTCAGTGTTGGTTCCAATGTCTACATTTCCGATACAGGATCCAATGTACTCGTTGTTGAAGGAAATGTTCTCGCAAGTAAAATCACCCTTGGAAACGTTTCGATTACACCCGCGTACACCTTCCAGCAGATTTCAGCTACAGGAAACACGACGTCTTACACAGTCGAATTTAATAATGCTGATACATCCCTCGTTACAGCTTCAAATGTGGGCATCGCGACGACGAGTCCCGCGTACACTCTCGAAGTAAATGGAGATGCCGCAAAGACGGGTGGTGGTACATGGACGTCTACATCAGACGCACGACTCAAAGAAAACATACAAGATGCAAATCTCGAGACGTGCTACGACACCGTGAAAAACCTTAAACTCAGACGTTTCAGGTGGCGTGATGATGTAGAAGGCATTACCGATAAGAACGTAATTGGTTGGATTGCTCAAGAGGTTGAAGAAGTCTTACCAAAATCCGTGACTACTGTGGGTGAAAAGTACGGCCTTGAAGACGTAAAATTCTTAAACGCAGATCAAATATACGCAGCTATGTTTGGTACGATACAGAAGCTCATCGAGGACAAAGAACGCCTCGAAACACAAGTGGCTGAGTTGATGAAAAGGTAAGACCTGTATCTTATGATGTTTACATAGTCAAATACATTAAGGTACATCCCAAAATATAATCCTTATTTAAAGTAACAATGCCGAACATCGGGAACACGGGCGTTTTTACGAATGTGTATCTCAGGAAGGTCGAGGAGACGACTCCGAATGTGGCTCAGAATGTTGTAATGTCTTACAACACCAAGAGTCACCAGGTAAAGGAGCGAGGTACCCAGTTCGTTGAGGCTTCGGTTTATTTGGGGGACGGGGGTCTACTCTCAAACTTGAGCTTCGATCAAATTGCCACGACGTCGGCGTTCGTGCCTTCAAAACTGATTTTTAGCAACACAGAGACATCGTTCGTCACGACATCGAACGTTGGTATAGTAAACACGGCTCCAATTCACACGTTAGATGTTGGATCCAATGTATTCATCGATGATACCGGTGAATCGAAACTCGTTGTCCGAGGTAACTTATTCGTGAGTGGGAATACTACGATTGTTGGTAATGTTACGACGCTCGGTGATACTGAGTTAATTTATGCGACTATTACCGTTGTGAGTAATCCATTAATTGGGTACGGTGAACAAAATCCGGGTAATCTGGGGTACGATCTTGGTTCATACTTAATTACGGATCGGAATGGTGCAAAGTCAAATGTTATGGCGATTTACAGAACCCCCGATCAAAGTGGTATCGGTAATGAAGAGTACGCGATAGGTTTTACACGCTCCGAGATTGTTGCAAAGGATATTATTCCTGATACGTCAAATAGCATAAATGTACACGTCTACGGGAACGTTACGAGCGACTATTATTTTGGTGATGCGAGCACACTTTCAAACATCACACTTCAACAAATTAGCGAATCGCTGTCGGGTAATGTCACGACACGGTCAATGAAATTTTCAAACATTACGACGTCGATTGCGACGACGTCTAATGTTGGTATAGGTATAGATACACCACACGCACGTCTCGATGTACACAATGATGTACACACGTGGACGGTGCGCATCGATCGAGCCGATAATCAAAGTACGAAGATTCATTTCCGTGAGATTGAAATTTTCGACATCGGTGGGCGTAAAATGACGATTTCGACATCTCGACAATCAAATTTACCCGGAAGTGCCTATTATCAAGCGTCGTCGAATGCGTATGATGGGAACTTGGCCACTATCGTTCAAACGGATGGTACGGCAGACGACTATGTTGAATTTGATGTGGTGTCTCAAGTGCCACCGGGTTTCATTAAGATCTATAATGTTCAGGGTGTCGTAAGCGGTGATTTAGCTGGGTGTGCTATTATCATCTGGGACGAAGACGCAACGACGGGTGTCATTGGAACTCCCAAAACGCCACAGTATTATAATCGCCCAATCATAGAAATCTTCGAAGAAAAGGAATTTGTCATAAATCCAAACTACCATTACCAACCAGTCATTCACTCATACGGTCAAATACTTTCCAACCTCGTGACGAGTAATGTCATCACGGCGACTGGTCGTATGGGTATCAATGGGAATAAAGGTGTCGCGGTGAGTGGTGATCCGTCGTATGTCGAGTATTCGCAGTTTCACATCACGAGTGAAGATGGCGGGCTTTCTGCGCGTATGGGCATCGACCAAAGTGTTGGACCGAATGGTTCTGTGTTTATTCAAGGTTCGAATAATTTTGGTACGGATAACATTAACCTTTTACTTCTTCCTAAAAACGGGAAGGTGGGTGTTGGTACGCTTGTGCCCCAACAAGAACTCGACGTTGACGGGAATGTTTTCGTCAATGGACATGTGACGTTTGGAAGTGTCACGAGACAAAATATTGACCTGTATTCGAACACGTATGGTATTGGTGTACAATCTGACAACCAATATTATAGATCACCACATGGGTTTGTATGGTTCAAGGGTGGTTCGCATAACGATGCCGCACTTAATCCGGGTCAAAATGGCACGGTGTCCATGGTAATTGATCAAAATGCACAAGTCGGTATTAATACAGCGACACCGCAAAGTCAGTTACACGTGAACGGAGATATTCGAATTCAAGACCAACACCCAACGTTCCGTTTCATCGATACGAACAATAACCAAAACGCATACATTCAAGTGAACAGCGAAAAGATGTACTTTGGAAATGCGTTCACTGACGGTACAGAATCCAACATCATGACGATCGATCTCTCAACGTCGAACGTCGGTATCGGCACGACGGATGCAGATTCGAGACTCACAATCATCTCCGGACCATCGATTCAAGGAAGTCTGACACGTGCACTCAAAATCAAGCGTGGGTATGCGAGTACGCAACCCGAACTGAATAACGTTGAAATGACACTAACGCCAAACTATAAAAATCGTGAGCATGCATTCTCTAAGATTCGGTCATTCTGTCACGAAGAAATCGTCGGAACGCCGAATAAAGATCGGGGCGCTTTACAACTCATTGTCGGGTCAAATGAAAATGTAAATGGCGTACCGGCCATGACAATTCTCAACAAGAATACGACCAACTTTGTGGGTATTGGGGTCACACAACCGACCGCGAACCTTGATGTTGGTGGCGACATGAAACTCCTCACGGATATAACGTTTCCAGTATCTACACGCCAAAAAATTAATTTATATGGTTCTGGTTACGGTCTCGGTGTACAAACCAACACGCAATATTTTAGAACACAGGGTAACTTTGCGTGGTACCGAGGTGGTTCTCATGTGGACACTGAACTCGGTGTCGGTACTGCAACGCCGATGATGGTCATGACGACCGCGGGACAATTGGGTATCGGTACGACCCAACCGACGAGTGGATACGAACTTGATGTTGTCGGTGATGCTCGTGTGCGTGGTCACGTTCACCTCGACGCAAGCCCCGCACTCCTGAATGTGTCGGGTGTTGATACTGAAAACTATTCAAACACCTACATATCATTCGGACACGGTGGTTCTGTGAATGATTGGGCGTATCTTCGCCAAATTGGTACGAGTGATGCAATCAAATTCGCACTCGATTTCCACGACGACGTTAATGATGCGGGTTTTGTGATTCGTGACGTAAATTCGAATGGTCAAAACCCCGATGTGATCACGAACCGGTTCGAAGTAAAACGCGGTGGTGACACGTTCATGAACGGCAATCTCGGTATCGGTACACAACCCAATACGAACCGACTCGCTGTAAATGGAAGCGTTGAAGTTGGTACGAATGGTATCGTAAATTTCAAGAATTCTGTGGGTGAAAAGATTCGTTTGTATAATGCGGGTGCGGATTTCGTAAACTTTAGTGTTTCACAATCGCCAAATGAATTGCGATACAATGTACCCACCGGATACAATCATGTCTTCAGAATTAACAATAATGAAAAGTTTAGAATTAACGAAACCGGTGATTTCAATGTGTCTGGTAACGTGTACGTTGGTCAAAGTGATAGTACGGTTGGACCCAAGTCCATCCTGTTTGGTGGCACACTTGGAGATAATGGCTACGCAAACACTGTGATTGAAAATAGAGTCTTTGACCAAGCGAACACGGCATCTGAACTCTTACTCTTTAAGGGAAATGACACTAAGGATCGTATCCGACTTCGAGCCGGTGAGATTGTATTCGACACGAAAGCGACGGGTGCGTCGAGAACTGCCAATTCTCCCGTCGTCACTATTAAAAACAGTGGCTTTGTCGGTGTCGGTACAACAAACCCGGGTGAACAGATGCATCTTACCGGTGCTTTACAAATCGGGAGCACACGCGTTCGATACACGTCTGGTGATGGTCTCATCCTTGATAAAGCTGGTGGTACGAATAAGTTCCTCGCTGATGGCTATGTGTGCACGGGTGCGACAAACAAACTACTCACAACGGGTCTCACAGCGACAGCCGCAACTGTAAACGGTGATGGTGTTTTTACGGGAAGTGTCGGTATTGGTACAAATGCAACTTTTGCGAACAAGGTCCTACACGTAAATGGTGATATGCGTGTCGAGGGAAATATCCGCCAAGGGCCATTCTTTGTCTCGATTGGTGAAGGTTCTGGTGAAGATAACCAACAACCATACGGCGTTGCTGTGGGTTACAGAGCGGGTCGATATTCCCAAAACAATACCACTGTTGCTCTTGGATATCTGAGTGCCTATCAGGGACAACAAACGAATTCAGTCGCGATCGGTTACCAAGCCGGTGAAATCGAACAAGGTCAAACAGCCGTGGCTATTGGTTTCAAGGCCGGTCAGAGCAATCAACACAACGATACAATCGTACTCAACGCGAGAACAACCGCACTTAATACTACAAGACCAAACGCAACATTTATAAGACCTGTCAGAGCTGCAACTGCGGTATCTAATATTGTCGCATACACACCCGAAGGTGAACTCATTGATGTGACGACTATGAATTTCAATGGCGGTGGTAACCTTTCGACTCCAGGTGCCATTACGGCTGCCGCGTATTATGGCGACGCCGGATTCTTATCTAACATTGGTGGTAACTTTACCAATCAAATTACGTTTTCAAACGCTCAAACCGGTTTTAATTCGGTTATTTCAAATTACGGTATCTCGAATACTTCACCCATTCACACACTTGACGTGGGTGCAAATGTCGTGATACAAGACACGGGATCAAACGTACTCACCGTCCGTGGGAACGTTCTGGCGAGTAAGATCACACTCGGAACCGTATCGATAACCCCAGCGCACACACTTCAACAGGTCACGACTATAGGAAATACAGCCTCAACGACCATACAACTTACGAATATCACAAATTCCCTCGTCACGAGTGGACGTGTCGGTATTAAAACGTCGTCTCCCACATTTGATCTCGAGGTGATTGGAACCGCGGCAAAATCCGGTGGTGGTACGTGGTCATCCACGTCCGATAGACGCCTCAAAGAGAATATCATTAATGCAGACATCGATCAATGTTATGAAACCGTCAAGAATATACCACTTCGTCGATTCACGTGGCGTGATGGGATTGTTGACTTTAGTGAACATCAAAAAGACAAAAACGTCCTCGGTTGGATTGCTCAGGAGGTCGAAGAAGTCATGCCTAAATCCATTGAAACTATTGATGAGAAATACGGCATTCCGGATCTCAAATTCCTTAACCCAGATCAAATATACGCATCTATGTATGGAGCCCTCCAGAAAGCCATACAGAAGATAGAGCATCTCGAGGCCGAGCTTAAAAAAATAAAATACTAATATAGTATAAAATGTCTGGTGGTATTGCCCAACTCGTCGCCGTCGGTGCCCAAGATGCACACCTCGTCGGTCAGCCCGAAGTCAGTTTCTTTCGATCTACTTACCGTCGTCACACGAACTTTTCTCAAACGACCGAACGCCAGGTCATCCAGGGTAACGTGTCGAACAACGGCATGTCTACCGTGCGTTTCGAGCGCAAGGGTGACCTTCTTAACTATGTGTATTTCATGCCGATCAAGGGTGATGGCACGCAAGCGAACACTGTTGCCGATTGGAGCACGG